TAAATATCATCTGATAGTTTGCAAATATAGTAAATATTCTTGTATAAAGAATAAAAAAGAGGAGATATTTTCTCCTCTTTCAAAAGTCTTATATCTATATTTCTATTTGCCCTTCTTGTTTTGTAGATTATTCTGCATCAGACAATCTACTTTTGCTTTCAGTTCCAAATTATAATTATCCGTCTGTTTCTTGATTCCTTTAACGTGAGTTCGATATAATAAATTTCTCCAATATATTATCTATAAGGCACTTAGAGATTTATAAACCCCAAAATAGAGAAATAATTTTGTAATTCCAGTATTTATTACCACTTAAAAGGGTTATAATGAGCTATTTTATTTAATCAAGTCCATTCTAAGAAAAATTGATAATAACTTAATATACTTATAATCAACAAGAAACGGAATATTTTTAATTTAATTCTTATATCGAACTCACGTTATAGGTATAGTAAATACTCTCCTTCCCTTTAACAAAGAAACGATTTACGGAGCAGTCAAACAAATCCTTTGAGGTACTTTCCGTCTTCACCATGATGGAGAAGCCATAAATCTCACCGATTTTATTATACTCACCTTTGGTGCGTGCCTTGTCGTTAATCTCCTGCAGGCGTGCGGCAATGACCTTGGTGTCCGTACTACCCTCCACACCTTTTATGACAAGTTTATTGATAGGATTGCCGTCCTTATCACGCTCGACACGCTTCTCAAAGCATGCCAAGTCCGCCTTGGCTTCCTTAATCTTGTCCGAATGAAAAGATACGGAACTGTCAATCTCCGCCAACTTTCCCGTTGCGGCATCACGCTCACGGAGGAAGTTCTTACGCTCGGATTCCAGAGTGGCAATCTTCTTGTCAAGTTTGGCTTTCTCCAAAAGGTCGGTATTACCCGAAAGCACTGCCATATATTCGGAGAAGTTCATACCGCTGTCCTCGTCCATCGACCCCTCATCAATGGTACGACTACCGAGCGTGTTAGTCTTCAACTGATTGATGAAAAGTTGCTTATTATGCAACAAATTGAACTTGTAACTGTCCAATGAACGCTCCACGGCATAGATAATCACATCGACCTTGTTGTCCGCAAATTCTTTGGCTACCATATTACCTTTACGAATCGCCCGACCATTGCGCTGCTCCAAATCTGAAGGTCGCCAAGGCGTGTCAAGTTGATGGACCGCCACCGCACGCTGCTGGGCGTTCACACCCGTTCCAAGCATAGATGTAGAACCGAAGATAATACGGATGTCTCCACGGTTCATCGCTTCGACCATCGCTTTCTTGGCTTTCTCGTTCTTGCACTCCTGAATAAAGCGTATCTCGTAGGACGGTATATGATAGTCCACCACCAACTTACGCTTCACTTCCGAATAGATATTAAAGTCTCCACCGGGCTTATAAGTGCCCAAATCAGAGAAAACGAACTGTGTCCCCTTCTGTGCATCATACTTCTGATAGTAGTCGTTGAGTAGTTTTGCACAATGACTCGCCTTGTTGTCGATATGGTCTGAGTACCCGTTTTCATCTATCATGCGTAAATCAAGGCTCATCTTGCGGGCATAATCAGTCATTAAGAATTAAGGGAAATAGGGGGAAACGCAAGGAATGTAACTATTTGAAATAATATCATTTAGCATTTTCTTACTATTCTGAGGGTAAGCAAGAACGAGCATCAAACGGCAGGAGTTCCGTTACCAAATCGTAACCCATCAGGGAAAAAGCAAAAAGGGGTTACGAATTGAATGTAAACAACTGTGTCATAGGTTTTTATTCTTCATCTTTCATTTTTCTGCATCGCTCAGGAATACTTGTTCATCTGTACCTTTGCAAGCAAAGGAAATTTAGAAAAAACGACAGAAAAATGAAAGAAAACAAACTCAGAGTATCGTTCTTCGTTCAGGCGAAACGAACCGACAAGAAAGGACTTGTGCCTGTCATTGGGCGAATCTCCGTTGGCAGAACCCATTCGGGCTTCTCCACCAAGTGTAAGACTCCGCTCGCTCTTTGGGACAGCCGTAAGCAACGGCTCATCGGTAAGAGCAGCATGGCTGTGTCCGTCAATCAGAAACTCGGCGAATGCACCGCACTCATCCACGCACGCTTTCACGAACTCAGTGAAAGGAAAGAAACTTTCACAGCCACAGACGTGAGAGATGCCTATCAGGGGCAAATCCACTGTCAAACCTTGCTCTTGGAGAGTTTCGGGGAGTATCTCACACAGACAAAGGAGCGCATAGGCATTAATAGAGCTTTAAAGACATTCAAACTCCGTACCTACCAGCTATCCCTGCTTCGTGAGTATGTGCAGAAGAAGCACAAGGTAAGCGACATTCCCCTTTCACAGTTGGACAATACCTTTATCGAGGGCTTCGAGTATTATCTCACTATTGACCGCAAACTGAAACGCAGCAGCATATCGAGTACTGTGTCTACTTTGCAGACCATCGTCCGCATGGCGGTGAAGAAAGGTGTGCTGGACTTCTATCCGTTCTTGGGCTACAGTTACGAGCGACCAAAAGGCGAACCGAGAAGCATTACGCAGGAAGAACTTGAGCGCATCATCGAGTTGAAGATTGAATGGGAGAACTATCGTATTGTCCGTGATTTGTTCGTCTTCTCCTGCTTTTCAGGGCTTGCCATCTCCGATGTCCGCAATCTGAGAGAGGAAAACATTGTCTTGGAAGAAGGCGAACTCTGCATCAAGGGCAGACGAATGAAGACCAAGACCCCGTATCGTGTACAAGTACTTCCCCCTGCTTGGGCGATAATGGAGCGGTACAGGGGAAAGCGTGCAGGCTTTGTCTTTGACGTACCGACCACCGACATTATCCTCAATGGTATGCACTTTATACAGCGAAATATAGGCATGGAAGGCCCACTGACCTTCCACATGGCTCGGCACACCTTTGCGTCGCTTATCACGCTCTCGGCAGGTGTACCTATTGAAACGATAAGCCGTATGCTCGGACACACCAACCTGAGAACAACACAGGTATATGCAGCGGTTTCCTCCGAAAGAATCCATCGGGATATGCAGATAGTGCAGCAGCGCATACAAGATACATTCACCTTAAAACTTTGACCTCATGACACGTAGTACATTCAAGACACTCTTTTATATAAATCGCTCCAAAGAGAAAAAGAACGGCAAATGCCCGATTATGGGACGCATCACCATAGACGGTGAGCAGGTGCAATACAGCACGGGTAAGGAAATCGCTCCCGAGCTTTGGGACAGTCGTAAGGGACGATGCAAGGGTATAGGCGAAGAGACAAAGGAAATCAACCGCTATTTACAAAGCAAAGAGGAACAAGCCAAAGGCAAGTACCAAGAATTAGTCTGGCAACGTGGCTATATCACCGCCGAGCTGCTGAAACGTGAACTCTTGGAGGAGGACAAGTCTAAAGGTTTTCTTTTGGAGGAAGCACGACTTTTCATAGAGGAAAAGCGTCCTTGCGTAGGAATAACGGTAGCCAAGCCGACCTTTGCCAACTACATCTATGCCACACAACTCATTGAGGCTTATTTGCGTGAACGCTTGGGGCTGGAGGATATCCGCTACTCCCTGTTGGACTATGGCTTTATCGAGGGAATGGACTTCTACCTCAAATCAGAGCGCAACCTCTCCCTTGCCACCATTCAGATTGTGGTCATCTTCCTAAGAAAGCTCATCGGCATCGGTCAGCAGAAGAAATACATCCGCATCGATCCATTTGTGGATTACAAGGCAGAACTGCCACACCGCACACGCAGGTATCTCACAACAGAGGAACTGCAGCGGGTACTGCAAACTCCCATCATTGACAGACAGTTTGAGCGAGCAAGGCAACTTTTTCTTTTCTGCGCTTTTACAGGATTGGCTCGTGTGGATATGCAACGGCTCAAACCGAAGCATATCATCCGTAATGCAGACGGTACGGAGGAAATCCGCATCAAAAGGCAGAAAACAGACGTGGAAGCCATCATTCCGCTTCTGCCCATTGCCAAACAAATACTTTCGCTCTATATCAAGGACAAGAAAGCGGACGAATTGATATTTCCCAATCTCACAATAAGGAAAGCATCCTTTGCATGTGTGAACATCGGGCAGATATGCCGAATAGATAAGGGCTTGACCTTTCACATGGCTCGCCACACATTCTCAACCACGATTTGCCTTTCCAATGGTATTTCGATGGAAACGCTCAGCAAGATGCTCGGACACAGCAATATAGGTACGAC